CTGAACCGGATGAAGCGCGGCGAGGTGCCGGTCGGCGTCAACCACGTCACCGCCTTCATCGACGTGCAGGGGAACCTGCTCTTCTGGGTCGTGGCCGGGTGGGAGGACGACTTCACCGGCTACGTCATCGACTACGGCACCTTCCCAGACCAGAAGCGACCGTACTTCACGCTCCGCGACGCTCGGCTGACGCTGGCCGCCGCAACCAAAGCCAGCGGTCTGGAAGGCGCGATCTACGCGGGCCTGGAAAAGTTGACGGCCCAGCTCCTCGGCCGCGCCTGGCGGCGGGACGACGGGGCCGAGCTGCGGATCGAGCGCTGCCTGATCGACGCCAACTGGGGCTCGGCGACCGACGTGGTCTACCAGTTCTGCCGGCAGTCGGCGCACGCGGGGATCGTGCTGCCCAGCCACGGCCGGTTCGTGGGCGCGTCCAGCCAGCCGTTCAGCGAGTACAAGCGCCGGCCGGGCGACCGTGTCGGGCACAACTGGCGCATCCCCAACGTCCACGGCAAGCGGGCCGTGCGGCACGGGGTCTTCGACACGAACTACTGGAAGTCCTTCGTCCACGCCCGCTTGGCCGTGCCGATGGGCGACCGGGGATGCCTGTCGCTCTTCGGCGACACGCCGGAGATGCACCGTCTCTTCGCGGAGCACCTGACCGCCGAGTACCGGGTGAAGACCGAGGGCCGCGGCCGCACCGTGGACGAGTGGAAGCCGCGGCCGGAGCGGGGCGACAACCACTGGCTCGACTGCCTGGTCGGGGCGGCGGTCGCGGCATCGATCCAGGGCGTGATCCTCCCCGGCACCGACGGCCGCGAGCCCGTCAAGCGCGGCCGCGTGAGCTTCCGCGAACTGCAGAACAAGTCGCGGCGCTGACCAACACCTCACTCCAGAAAATCGCCCCGGACATTCCGCCGCTTCCGGTAGCTCACCAGTAAGGGGAGCGCATTCGGAGGCGATCATGCCCGACGAGCTCGACGACGCCATCGAACAGAACGCGAAGGGGCCGGCCAAGGCGTCAGGCGACGCTGGCTCGGTCGAGCAGCACAAGCTCGCCGAGCAGATCGAGGCCGACCGCTACCTCGCGTCCAAAGAAGCTGCCAAGAAACCGAATCGCGGCCTGCGCTTCAACAAGCTCGTCCCGCCGGGGGCCGACTGAATGTTCCGCTGGCTGGCCAACCTCTGGGGCACCACGCCGACGCGACCCGGTCGCGGCCGGGTCGTCCGCGTCGTGCGCGGCCGCTACGACGCGGCCAGCACGTCCGACGAAAACCGCCGCCACTGGGCCAACGCCGACGGGTTGAGTGCCAACAAGGCCAACAGCGCCGAGGTGCGGCGCGTCCTGCGGAATCGTGCCCGCTACGAGACGGCCAACAACAGTTACGCCAAGGGGATCGTTCTCACGCTGGCCAACGACGTCGTCGGCACCGGCCCCCGCCTGCAACTCTTGACCGAGGACGGCGAGGCCAACACCCGCATCGAACGCGAGTTCACCGCCTGGGCCAAGGCGGTCGGACTGCCCGAGAAGCTCCGCACGCTGAGGATGGCCCGGGCCACCGACGGCGAGGCGTTCGCGGTGCTGACCAGCAACCCGCGGCTGGCTACTCCGGTACAACTCGACCTGCGGCTGGTCGAGGCCGATCAGGTCACGACGCCTGATTTACGTCTTGACATGCCGGTAGACGGCATTGTCTTCGACGCGGCGGGCAACCCGGTCGAGTACCACGTCCTCCGCGATCATCCCGGCGACGGCTACCGGGCCGTGCGCGAGTACGACCGCGTCCCGGCGGCCGCGATGCTGCACTGGTTCCGCTGCGACCGGCCGGGCCAGGCCCGGGGCGTGCCCGACATCCTGCCGGCATTGCCGCTGTTCGCCCAACTGCGACGCTTCACCCTGGCGGTGATCGCCGCTGCTGAGACCGCCGCCGACTTCGCGGGCATCCTCTACACCGACGCGCCGGCCAGCGGCGAGTCCGACGCCGCCGAGCCGTTCGAGCCGATCGAGTTGGAGAAGCGGGCGCTAGTCACCATGCCTGGCGGCTGGAAAATGTCGCAGCTACAAGCGGAGCAACCTTCGACCGGATACGCCGAGTTCAAGCACGAGATCCTGAACGAAATCGCCCGCTGCCTGAACATGCCGTTCAAGGTGGGTGATCGAAAGACGCGCTTTTGGACAACGATGGGTTTGGCCAGCAGGGGCTGTGCTCAGGCCTCAGCGTTTCCGGGCGTGGCGCAAGACCATCGTGTACTCGCGGTCCTTGCCGTCGCCGCCGCCGACGATCAGCAGGTGGGCGTCCGCTCCCCATTCCCGCAGCGCTTTCCGCAGCTTCGAGATCACCTTGCGAACACGCTGGCCAGCCTTCCGCAGTTCGGCGGCAGATACGCCCAGGTCGGCGTTCGTTTCCATGCCATCGACGGCTCGCTGCACCTCGCCCAGCGAGCAAGCCCGGCCGACCGGCGATGCCAGCAGCCAGAAGAGCCGGCTGACCTGCGTGTCGTTCCCCAGGTAAATCCGCGTCCCCATGCACCAGGCGATGCGGTCGTCGTGCGGGTCGCGGCGAACCCCAGCGTCATTCTCCGTAGTTGGGTCAGCGCGCTGGGGCTTCTCGTCGTCCTTCGGCGGCGACGCCTCGGCCTTCGCCAGGCGCAGCCGGACCTTCTCGCGGTCGGCCCAGGCGATGGCCCAGCGGTAAATCTCGCCCAGCGTCAGCGGCCCCGGCTCCTTTTCGACGATGCGGGCCAGGTGCTCCCAATCTTCCCACGCGCTGCCCGGCGGCTCGAAACCCCTGGCCGCGAGATCGGCCTTCGCCGCCTGGAGCGACTCCTGAATCTGGTCGGCCAGTTCCGCAAAGGCCCGTTCTCGTTCGGCCTGCAACTCTTCGAGTCCCGACGGGGCATGCCGCTCCAGGACGGCGAACACGCGGCGCAGCGCCGTCAGGGCCTTGCCGAGCGGTGCGCCTGCCGCCTGGATGCTCTCGGCAAACATCCGCAACTTGACCAGAGCTTGCCGGGCTTTTGGGTCGTTGGCGCTGGCCTCCAGATAGGCCTGACCCGCTCTGATCTTTCGCTTCTTGCCGTTGTTGGTCATGGTCGTGATACGCACTCCACCGAAGAGGCCCGGAACCGGGTCATTTTACGTCCTCGTCGCCGTGCCTGAAACGGCGCTTTACCCATGTTGCCTGAAGTAGGTCACACCGTCTCCCGGCACAGGTCACGGAGTCGCTTCCTTTCCCTGTGGGAGGGACGATGTTGCCGGATGCGGTGTTTTCGGCACCGCACTCCTGGGGTCCGAAAAGGTCACGTTGTTCCCCGTGAAGGGTCACGAAGTCGCGCCCCTTCATAAATAGAGGGCCTGATTTGCCGGATGCGGTGCATCCGACACCACGTCCTCGCAAGCGGGGAAAGAGCATGGTCACTACCGAGCCTGAGACGCTGCTGACCGTCGGCGAGATCGCCCGCCGGCTGGGCCGGGCAGTGCATCGCGTCGAGTACGTGATCCGCTCCCGACGGATTCGGCCCTCCGGCTGGGCAGGGCACGCCCGCGTGTTTCGCGACGCCGACCTGGAGTACATCGCGGCCGAGTTGCAGCGCATCGCCAGGGAGCGCGGCGAGGTGTGATCGGCAAAGATTGCGGAACAGAAGAGAGGCAACACCATGCGAACGGAACCGAGCGACGTTGCCGTGGCTGACCTGCCCGCCATGCCTGACGACGTGGCGGCGGCGTGGGCCAGCGTGCTGCTCGACGTGCACGAGAAGCAGACGCGGCAGAAGGCGGAGGACGCGCCGGAGTTCGCCGAGACCCCTTCCCAGCGCCGGGGGACGGAGCATGACGATTGACCGCCTGGCACTGCTGGACTGGCTCTGGCCGCACTGCGAGCCGGACACCGCCAGCGTCCTGTATCGCAAGGGCAAGGACGAGGGGCCGGGCTGGGTCCACGGCCCGGCGGATGTCGAGCGGGCCGTGGCGGCCTACCGGGCCGGGACGCTGGCCGGCGAGGAGTTCGCGTCGCTCACCCAGGACGGCAAGCGCTACACCATCGCCGGCGGCACGCGGCTGGGGCTGGTCCCGCACCGTGACGGCCTGGTTGCCCGGTTCTGCCTCGACTTCGACGACCACGACGGCGACGGCGGCAACGTCCACCTGGCCGCAGCCATCGACCGCTTCCTCGGCGCTGAGGCGGTGAAGGTCACCAGCAAGAGCGGCCGCGGCCTGCACTGCCATTATGCTCTTGCCGAGCCGGTCTCGGTCGAGGAGTTCATCGCCTGGGCCAAAGCCTGGGGCTTCAACCGGCGCGGCGACATCGAGTGCTTCCCGAAAACGGCCAAACGCTCGCAGGTCTGGCTGCCTAACGAGCCCAACGACCTGGGCGGCGACAGCTACCGCGGCGGGTCATTTGACTCCTGCATCATCACCCAGTTGCCGGCCGCGCCGTCCCGGCGGCTCAGCAAGGACGTGCTCGACTTCCTGCGCGGCTTCGTCGCGGCCGGCTACCGCAACGACGCGCTGAACAAGGCCGCCTACGTCTGCGCCAAGCAGCGCATGGCCGAGACGGAGGCCCGAACGCTGTGTCTGCGCGGCGCGGAGCTGTGCGGCCTGCTGGACGAAGAACCTGACAAGACGCGGGACACTTTCGAGCGGGGCTACCGCGACGGCGCCGAGGAAGTCCGCCTGCGCAAGCCCAAGGTCACCGACGACCGCACCGCCGCCCCCGACCTGCTCCGCGGCCTGGGCTGCACCGACTACGGCAACGCCCAGCGCCTCGTCCGCTGGCATGGTGAGAACCTGCGGCACTGCTACCAGTTCGGCGCCTGGCTCGCCTGGACCGGCACGCACTGGACCCCCGACCCGGCCGCGGCCGAGCGCTTCGCCAAGGACACGGTGCTGCGCATCTATCAGGAGGTTGGCTCCCTGGCCGATGCCAGGGACCGGGGGGTTCTGCACCGCCACGCGGTCGTCTCCGAGCAGGCGCCGCGGATCGCCGCCATGCTCTCGCTGGCCCGCAGCGAACCGGGCATTCCGGTCAAGCCCGACGACCTCGACCGCGACCTCTGGCTGCTCAACTGCGCCAACGGAACCCTCGACCTGCGAACCGGCACCCTGCAGCCGCACCGGCGCGACGACCGCATCACCCGCTGCCTGCGGGTCAACTTTGACCAGGGTGCGGAGTGCCCGCGCTGGCAGGCGTTCCTGCACCGCATCCTGGACGGCAACGCCGACCTGATCGGCTTCGTGCAGCGGGCGGTCGGCTACACCCTCACCGGCTCGACCGCCGAGCGGTGCCTGTTCATCCTGCACGGGGGCGGCCAGAACGGCAAAACGGTGTTCCTCGAAGGCCTGCGCCTGCTCCTGGGCGACTACGTGGCCCGGACGCCGACGCAGACCTTGCTGGCCAAGCGCGGCGACTCGATCCCCAACGACCTGGCCCGGTTGCGCGGCGTGCGCCTGGTGACCGCGAGCGAGACGGGCGACGGCAACCGGCTCGACGAGGCGCTGGTCAAGGACATCACTGGCGGCGACCGGGTCGTGGCCCGGTTCATGCGCGGCGAGTGGTTCGAATTCACGCCGCACTTCAAGATCTTCCTCAGCACCAACCACAAGCCGCGGATCACCGGCACCGACGACGCCATCTGGGACCGCTTACGGCTGGTGCCGTTCCTGATCCGCATCCCGGAGGAGGAGCGCCGGCCGATGGAGCAGATGCTGGCCGAGTTCGACGCCGAGCTGGCCGGCATTCTGAACTGGGCCGTGCAGGGTTGTTTGGACTGGCAGCGGCATGGCCTGGGCGAGCCGCCCGAGGTGCGAATCGCCACGCTGGATTACCGCGGCGAAATGGACACGCTGGGCGAGTTCCTGGCGGACTGCTGCCTGCTGCGGCCCGACGCGCGGGTGAGCAGCCATGACCTCTACGAGGAGTACAAGCGCTGGGCAACCGATGCTGGCGAGCGCGTCTGGTCGCACAAGCGGTTCGCGCAAGGCCTGGAACAGCGAGGGAGCCAGCAGGGGTTTCGCAAGCAGCACACGCGCGAAGGTCGGGTGTGGCATGGAATCGGCCTGGCGTGCGTGCCAGCCATTGGAAACGACGTGTGAAGCATGTGAAGGGTTGAAAAACCGCGATCCTTCACATGCCCCAAGACACAGGGGCATCGAACACCAGGTTTGGGGGGTGAACCGGCCGAGATGGTTCACACGCTTCACATGCTTCACCGGGAGCGGGTTGGGCGTGAAGGATCGTGTGAAGGGTGAAGGGTTGTGAAGTCACTGTCGGATTAATCGCTCCAAGGACCAAAACATGAACATGAAAGAGAGACATACACATCATGCTCATGAAAACACTTATATGGGCCGTCATCGGCAAATCGGCTTCACCACGCTTCACCCTTCACACGCCCCGATCAGCGTAGGTACTTGGAAAAAACAGCTCAGCCCGTGCCCGCGGCGGGAACAGCCGTAAAGGACCACACAGTTTGTTTTCTGCAACGGGAATGTCCGAGACGCCATGACCGCCATCGAAGCCAACGCCCGGTTCCTCCTGCTGGCCATACTTGCGGAGATCGAGTTGTTCGCCGAGGTTCCCGACGATGCCTTCGAGGCCGCCGACCCGTTCGTGGTCGATATGAGCCGGGGAGGTGTGCCGTTCGCCCCGGCCGTCTGGGTCGGTCAGCCGCTGCCGCCGGCCCGGCGCATGGCTTTCTCCCGCGCCGCCCGCTGGCTGGCCGACCGTGGCCTGGTCCGGCGGGTCACCGAACGGCTGCGGGACCGGGTGCGCTACCTGGTTCTGACCCCGGACGGGCTGTGTCGGGCTATCGCGTTGGCCGGCGACAAGGCCGACCGGACGGCCGTGCGAGAGGGCCTCCAGCGAACGCGCTGGGGCCGCGCCCTGGCCAGACGGATCGGAGGCGAGCCGTGAACCAAAGGCGCCGACAGAACGCGACTTGGGCCAACGTGGACAGCCCTGTGGCCAACCTGTGTGCCCAGGCTGAGGCGCTTTGCCAAAGGATCGCGCCGCGCGACCTGGCCGGCTTGCCTGTCTACGTCGTCCCGCAGTCGGCGCTTCCGCCCGACCTGGGGACCGCCGAGGCCTGCGACGGGTACACGACGCCCAGCCTGGACCTGTACCTGCGCGATGCCATCGGCCTGGCCTGGCGCGGCCGCGGGCCGTGCATGGTGATCAACGACCTTGTCTTGCTCGACGAAGCTCCGGACGACCTGGAAACCTACTTCCTGGCGACCGTGCTGCACGAACTGACCCACGTCTTCGAACGGCCGGCGCTGTACCGCGAGCGGCCGAACGCGGAACCGGCCTGGCTGATGTTCGAGGCGCTGCTCCTGGCCCACGTCGTGGCTGAGCCGCCCTCGTCCGAAGAGGCCAGGGCATCGCCTCCGCACCACGGCCAGCGCTTCATCCGTGCCGCGTTGCATCTGCGTCACCGCGCCGCGGCCGCCGGCGTGTGCATCGGCCCGGCGCTCGTTTGCCCGAACCGGCAGTACGGCCTGTCGCATGCGAACGTCTACCGGGCGGCGTTGGGCGACGAACCGATTCGCCTGGCCGACGCCCGCATCCGCGACGTGCTGGCCAGCCCGCCGCCCGCAGAGTTTTCCCGCTTGTGGGCCGACGACCCTGCCCACTGGCTTTCCCACCACGTTTCCGAGAAGGAGAAGATCGCATGAGCCTGACGAGCCTGTTCGAGAAGATCGCCGGC